TCCTAAATTATTTGATGGGTCGCCTTCACCGCTAATAATAGTTCTTCCTGGTGCGCCAGAAGCTCTGACTACAACCAGTGGATTATTTTCAGTTACAATTAATCTTGTTCCCATTAAATTGTCACGGCCCTATTAAGAGTCATATACCCTTCTAAAAGTCTTGTCTTATTTACACTTGGATCTATTAATACCAAATCATATGCAGATTTTGGATAAAACATTTTATTTGTTCTATCTGCTGCAATAGATATTGATAATTTGCCTTCAGTTGGACTTATTGTAATTCCGTCTTGTTCTGTTAATGTAAAAGCTATTTTTTTCCCACCTTGTGTATCTCTTACCTGCATTTTGGCAGTATGAAAATGAAGTTGTATTGGGCTCTCATCCTCGTCTAGATATTGAACCTCAAATGTAAAAGTTGAGTTTTGATCAACTTCAAAATTCTTTTGTGCAGCCATTAAATACCCCTAAAATAGGAAAACTCCTATGCTTTATTTTAGCATAAGAGTTGTCCTAACTTGCTATTGAATTATGCCTTCTTGGTAAATCCAAAACTTGGCTCGTTTGGATTAAGTGCCTTTAAAATAACAGGCAAACATGCTGCAATTCCACCCTTAATTAAATCTCCTGGGTCTGTATTGCCAGTCATATATAGAGCAATAGCGGCACCTAAAAAGTGACGACCATAGCTTGCTAACGCTGCTAGAATTTTTTCTTGCATTGTTACCTTTCCATCATTATTAAGATCTTCTTTCATAAAGACCTCCTTATTCTGGGCCCTGTGCCCAGGAATTTAGGGTTTCCCCTAATTACATTATACTACTAAGCTGAAATATCTACAATCTCACAATTTCCATCAGAAGTACAAGCTAAAGTTTGAGTTCCACTTGTTCCATCTTCTGTTTCATAAAAAGATAAATCTTCCCAACGAATATTCTTTGGCATTTTTTCTAGAAGATCTAGATATTCTGATTCTGTTACTTCTTGATATGGAGCTTGCTTATATGAATGATCTGAATGCGGTAGAAATGAAATACCTGACACTTCATCAAAATGCTTATATACCCAAGCACCGACTTCCATCCACTCATCTTCTTTTACAGAAACTGTAATTGAAGGCTTATGCTCACACCATGCACGTTGATAAACTAACCAAGTATTCAGGTGTTCGATTGCTGTTAAATCATTTCTTACAATTGCACCTTCTGGTGCCTTTACTGGAAATGAGAATACATATGTATCGTTTGGCTTCATGAAGTCATCTTCGCATGGAATGCCAACTTCCTTTAAGAATGTAGAAAGTGGATCCTTTTTGTCTCCACGAACTGTGCGGATGTAATATTCAGAATGCCATGGATGCATTCCAGAAGATACTCCAACAAGTTGTGAAACTGTTCCAGATGGCTTGACACATGTAATTGCAGCAGATTCATTAATACCAATCTTTGTTGCCTCATCCTTATTTGTCTTTCTAGCAGAATCTCTTAGCTCTCCGAGATAATTTTCTAGCTGGTCCAATCCCTTTTTGCCAGACATGAAGGTATGTCCAAACTGACCAGTTAACGAGACTCCTAATAGACGCTCTTCTTCTGTATTGTCTTTCCAAATTTTACGAAGATACTTGAAATCAGTAAGTGTTGATTGCCATGTCCCAAGAATAGTTGCTAGTCTTACCTTCTCTGCGATTGTCTCTCGTGTATCGTTTTCACGAATTACAACTTCGGATAGATTACAAAACTGATAAGGGCGAAGGATAATTTCTGAGCATGGGTTAGTTCCATAGTGTATTTCTGGATCTCTTCTACCCCATTTTGCTGCTTGCTTTTGAGCAGCGGCAACATTGTATATGCCACGTTCACCTGATTTTGAGTCATATAAATTCTTCCATTCAGCAATAAACTGCTCCATTTCTGGCTTGCGAGAATATGCTACTGAGTTATTTGATAATGCACGTTGAGAATTATTTTCCCACCAGTTACCTGACTTGGCTGCTGCCATCTCAATGTCATTAATGTTTGAAAGAGAAATCATTGCAGAACGACGAACTCCGCCAACCACAACAATTTCACCAATCTTACACATTATATCGTGAGCTTCGATAGGCTTCAACTGGCGACCTGCTGCACCTTTAAATTTTGCGATTGTAAAATCAAAAAGATTTACAAGTGGCTGAGGGCCTGAAGATCTTCCGCCCATTGTTTTAAGTCTTGCTCCAGCTGGGCGAAGCTTTGATACATCAATTGCTGGAACCTGTCCTGCCCAAAGCATTGCAAGAAGTTCACGATATGCCTTTGCCCATCCCTGCTTTGAATCTTCTACAACGATAACTGTTGATGACTTTTCAAATGATTCTGGGACGGCAGGAAGTTTGTTAACATACTTATACTCAACAGAGAATCCAACACCAGTTCCACACATTAAAATATACATAGTTTCATCAAATGATCGTGGATTATCTACTGGGACAAATGAGCAGTTATATCCTGCAACATGGTCTCTATCAAGAGCAGCGCCTGCAGTCATTACTGCTCTCATTGAAGGCATTACACTTCTGCTATAAACTGCTTCTTTTAGATCTTCAACAAGTTTTAAATCTGGAACATAACTAAATGTTTTTAAATGATCTAACATGAAAGCAAAATATCTATCTACTGTTTCTCCCCAAGTCTCACGGCGATTCTCATCCGATATCCATCTAGCATATCTAGATAATGCAATAAAATTTTCATATGGGGTTTCAATAACTTTTGACATATACACACCTTTTCCGCCTTTTGGCTACTAATTTTTATTAAGAAGTTAATTCTACCAAAAAGAATTCTCTATGTGAAGAGTTTTATATTTTTTATATTAAAAATAAATATAATTATTAGTTAACTATAAATATATTTTTTAGTCAACTAACTTGACATGCTTTATAAAACAATGTTATTATTATAGTCCGTTATCTCTAATGGAGGAAATGCCAATGGAGAATATAAAAGAAAAACTTAGTGATGTTTTACATCATTACGTTGCAATAGCAGTTGGTTTAATGTTTTTATACTCTGGTACGCCAGTTATAAGTTCTATGCCAGCTGAGGCTTTGGTTGTAAAACCAGAGACAAAAAATGAAGCACAACTGAAAAGAGAAACGCTGGAAAAATTCAGCAATACTGTATATAAGCCTTCAGAGATGCTTACAGACGAAGAACTTAAAAAGCTTCTTAAGAATGTAGGATTTGAAGGAAACGCCCTTAAAATGGCGTGGGCCATTGCTAAAGCGGAGTCCAATGGGCGCCCTATGGCATATAATGGCAACAGGAATACTGGAGACAGTTCCTACGGAATTTTTCAGATCAATATGCTGGGAACTCTTGGCACAGATCGTAAAGAGAAATTCGAATTGAGATCAAACGTACTTTTGTTTGATCCAGTCATAAACGCAGAGATAACGTATTACATGACTCAAGGCGGAAAGAATTGGTCATCTTGGCCTAATTCTATTAGCAAAGCAAAGAAGTTGGTAACTCAATTTCCAAAGTAGTAAGGAGATAAATTGAAGATACAGGTAGTATCTAAATATTTAACTCTTGCAAGAGAGGGCCTTGTTCCTAATATAGAATGTCCATTAGATCAAGGCCTTCTTTTTGCTAATACAGATATGGAAGACAATATATTCATATATTGCATATCCTGTGAGTACAAAAAATATATAGGAATGCATCTTTACAAAAACATGGAAGGCTTAATAAATGGAAAAAAGTAAATATAATAAAGATTTAATTTTAGATTTATCAATGGTTATACCGTGTGCACATATACCACGTGAATTTATTGCTGATAGAGTAACCAAATATTTTATTACATATTTAGAAAAAAATTTAGAAAATGGTAAAAGTATTAAAGAAATTCTTTTAGATATAACTGGTGATGAAAAATATAATGGATGAGGCTCAAGATTTAGAAGAAAATTTACCTTTAGTAAATTATATTATGAGTCATAGAATATATGACATGCTTACATTGATAGCAAATATATTAGCAAAAGATGAAAATGATAGACATCAAATAAATAAAATGGTAGAATATCATAAAGAGGGATTTTTGCTGGGACCCTCCCCAGCATTTAGAGGCAAGGAAAATAATGAGTAAAGAAGAAGTAATTGCAATTATGGTTGCCACATTTAATGAAATTAATAAAAATATGGCAGTTATGAGCGGAATGGCAGAAGAAGAGGCAGATAAGTTTATAGAACAAAGTAGGCCTTCTATTGAACACACTTTAACTTCTGTTTATGACGTTTTAGTAGAAAAACAAATCATAAAATAATATTGCATGGAGCGGGCATTTTTGTCCCCGTGCAGTGCGCCTTATAGGCGCAGAAACCCCCACAGGATCCGCCTCTTGTTGGGGGTTTCGTTTTGCTATAATATATATATGACAACTTATCTTCAAAAAGAAATGGAAGAGGCGGGATATAAAACGTCTTCGCCTATAGATGGTATTTTATTAGTACATGATTTTGTAACAGATGAAGAAATTAATCAGTATTTTGAAATGATAAATTCTGCAACAGAAGAAGATTGGCAGGGGTGGTATACAAATAATTTAAAAAATTTTTGTTTAGAAAAA